CTATCAAACTCATTTATATGCTTTTCTATTGCTTGCGAAGTTGTATCTCCTGTAGGACTAAAATCTACAGGATATTGCTTTGTCCATTCACCCATCTTTTACACCTCCACTACTTCTAAAATTAATCCTAAAAGCTTCATGCTTCCAGATTGCACCGTCAATTCAGGCTGTAAGTATGGTATTCTGTGATTACACTTAAACTGCACCAAACTGCTTTCCTGTTGACAAACAGGATCATCATCATAATAAGCTATATCATCATCATAATAAGCAATATCTCCGCTTTGTATCAAATCCAAATTCTTATAAAGCCTATTTATTTTCAAATTCATCACTCCTGCACTAATTCCTTGATAAAATACCTTGCCTCTTTTTAGTAGAAATTGCCTACTTGGATGTATTCTTCTTGTTATTAGCCTTGCTTGTATATCTTCTCCATCATCATCAGTTAAAGTGCTATCCATCCTATATAACCCATCCTCTAATCCTAAATAAACCGTATCTCCAATCCAAGTAACTGCACAACATTTTTTAGGAAACTTAAAAGCACTCCAGGCTTTATTGTAATAATTAAAAACATAAACAAATTCATCATCCTTTATTCTTACCCAAACCTGCCCTTTAGGCTTAACATGCCAAATTCTCACAGCTTCTGGAGTAAATTCCTTTAACCATCTATTAACTTTTTCTCCTATATCCCTTACCTTTATATCTCCATACTCAAGAACAGTATTAAGACTTCTTATTCCACCTCTATCCATAAAAACAATTAAATTCCCCACTTCTTCCGCAGCCAACCTTGATAAAAGCCCACTATCTCCTGAAACCTGATAAACAACCCAATCAGGATAAACTCCAACTACTCGATAAATTCTTCTGTTATCCTTAAAAACAATTATATCTTTGCTCAACATTTTAACTGCAAGAATATTTCCACCATCTTTATACCCAACTTCAAGTTTAACTGCATCGCTGTCGGTCCCTTCAAAATTCCAATTAGTTTCGTCTCCTATTCCAGACCAATATAAATAATCGTCTCCTTGCTTACTTACTACTACCCTTCCATATTGCACATTCACATAATCGCAAACAGGAGAAGTATCAATTGTAGTTAAGGCAGTCCCATCTGTAGATTGTAAATTTCCTCCAGAAGCAATTAGAACTTTGTTACTCCATTCAACAAAAACAGGAATTTTATCTCCAGATAAATCACCAAGCTCTGTAAATGTTTCATCAAAATTATATTTATAAAGCTTTGTTCCAGAAGAAACCAATAAAAGATCTAAATTCTTTGCATAAAAAAGCTGATCTATATTGCTGCCCAGACTTGCAAGCTTTTTTGTTCCATCCCGAGTTTTTAAAACACCGCTTGAAAAATCATATTCCCAATTAAGAAGCACAACACATTCATTTTCAGCAAGAGCCTCAGGTGGCAAAGTATGATTAAGCCCACCAGAAAAATCAGTAAAATGCACTATCCTTGTTCCATTATGCTTTGTTCCAAGTTTCATTTTAAATACCCTTTAATACCTTCATATTTGCCCTGTAATAAACGGAAAGCATTAAACAAGTATCTAACCCTTTGTTTGGTCTCTTCCTTTTATTACAGAGCAAAATAACACGCATTTTTATACTAAACTTTAAAAGGTAATTCTCTTTCGTAATAGGTTTGAGTCACTGAATTGGCAATTTCATAAATCTGAGCTCCAAAAGCTTTTAATAGCTCCTGCTCTACATTAAGAGAAAATTCATTTCTATTCAGAGCCAGGAAAATCACAATTTCTTTTAACAAATTGACCATATAAGCAGGCACAGGAATTTCATCATCTAAAGAAGCAACAAATGGGAAAAGAGCATAATAAAATAAATCCAAACTTGTATTATTTGAATAAATCTTATCACCAATTATTTTATAACCATACTGATCAGCTGGTTTAATAGCAGGGTAGCTTTTTAATAAATTGCCCTGGCTATCTAAAACTCCTTCTTCTCTTACAAAATCACTCGGAAGATCAGCTGCACCATCAGTCAAACTCAAAGTAGTATATTTTAGCAAAATAGGAGAAGAAAGCCTTATTAACTCATTTGAAATAAACCTTAAAGCATCATTAACATAATTTATAAGCTCAGTATCGGAATATTCGGCTTTATCAGTATCATTAATTTGGTAACGGACTTGGTTTAAAAGATCCTCTACAGTCATTTTTAACTCACCTTATTTATTCTTTTTTTATCTATTTTTTTATCTACTTAATTGTTTAGTTCCTAAAATTTCAATTGTTAAATTTTCAGCTTCAGTTCCTGCATTAGAAGCAGAAACTTCAATTTCATCTTTACAAGGTCTCCCAAAATCATTAACTACATTAAAAGACCCTGAATAGCTCTTTCCTGCAAAAGTTAAAGTTGCAGACACATCAGCATCAGCAGTAACATTTACAGTAGCTATTTCAAAATCAGGAGAAATTGTATCTGTTATGCTTCCACTTGCATCTATAGTATAACTTTTTACTAACCTAAATGGTATGTAAACTATCATATCTCCCCCTCCGAACATCTAAACTCAGGGTGTTTTTTAAGTATTTTTTTAATTGCCTTAGGGTCTTTCATAATTTCTTCCTGCTGCTCCTTAGGCAAGCTTAAAAGAAAATCCAAAGGAATAGAACCAATTTTTCGCCAAGTCCGCTTCTTAGAGAACCCTTTGCCAATTAATTTTCTTTCTTCATAATTTTTTCTTAAATAAGGGGTTAAATCTGAAATAACATGCAAAATAAATTTGTCTTTTTCAATTTTTAAAATTTCTTTTCTCATTTGAACTCCTTTTTTAATAGGGGAGAAGGAATTAACCTCCTCCCCTACTTATTTTTAAGTTAGATCTTTAATAATAGCATTTGCCTTTTCAGCTCTTGCCTCAAGAGTAAGTTCACCAATGATTGCTTTGGCCACATAATCTCCAGTGGGAGGTATGTCTTTTACCTTGAATGGTCTCAGATAAGCAGTCTTCCAATAATTTGTATCAAGAATAAAAAGAGTATCAGTAAGCATGTAACGATGAGGAATAATTCTTACTACTCCAAAATCAGATTCATAAACATCAACAGCAGCTACTAATCTTTTATCTTCAGCTTCAAGATACTTAGTAGCACCAGCAGTAAATCCACTTATTACTCTTTTGTGCTTACCACATACAACTACAACATTGGGATCACCGCCAGCTTGCCATGCACTTTGAATTCCATCATTAAGAAGATCTTCAGTAAGATCTCTTGCAGTTCCACCATTATCACTAACATTTGTAGTAACAAAAGCTAAAATACCACCCATTTGTCTTGCAGTAGAAGCATCTCCAGCAGCTTTGGAAGTGTTATTAATAATTGCATATTCAACATCTTTAGCAATTTCTTTCATTCTATTTGCTATCTGATAAGCAAGCTCAGATTTAATACCATACTTAGCTACAACTTCTTGAGTTGCAGTTACCTTAGCAGTTTTTGCAAAAATCTGAGTATAATTTCCTTTTCTTGTTCTTGTAGTAGAAGAATCAGTTGGATAATCAGCACCTTCAACTTGAGCATTGCTACCAGGAGCATTTAACTCATCTTCCAGCCACTCATGATAAGTAGATTTGGCCTTTGTCTTACCAAACATGGAATAAAGCGGAGTTTCTGTAGGAGTAATATTGGTTATTATATCGCTAACATCCTCTCTATTTCCTACTGCTGAATATGTAGTTACTGCCATGGCTTACACCTCCTTTTTAAATTTTTTAAACTATTCCAAGCTTAATTAGAGCTTCTGCTCTCTCCTCAGGACTCATTCTTGCAAAATCCTGAGGAGAAATTTGAGGAGGAGTTTCTACCTCCCCTTTACCAGCTCCCTCAACCTTTGGAGGCTCAGGAGCTGTTTTTTTAGTTTGAAATTGTTCAATAGTCTCAGAAGCTTTAACAGGTTCATTTTGCAATTCTTTACCCAGTTTTTCTTTATAAAATTCTTTCCTCATTCTTTCCCAGAACGGAAGGAAAGTCTCTAAATCATCATTTTGAATAGCAGCAACAATCTTTTTATATTCCCTGGCAGGAAGATCATCTAATTTTTGCCTAATATACTCATTAATTTGGTCAAAATAAGGTTCTTGAGCTTTAAGCTCATTAATTTTCTGCTGAACTGCTTTCTTTTTCTCAACCTCCTGAGTAATCTTAGCAGCCTCAATTGCAAGAGCAGTTAGATGTTTAGGATTGAGCTCGTCAAATTTCTCTCCTAACTTCAACTCTACCCTTTTTCGAGCCTCTTCCTGAATAGCATCATAAAGCTGTTTTTCATCAAGAACCTGAGGTTGTTCCTGTTGCTGCAACTTTAATTCTTCTTGCTTTCTTTGAGCTTCAGCTCTAAGAATAGCTTCATAATAAGGTCTTAAGTCAGGTGGGACACGGGAAGGATCAATCTGGCTAAATTCTAAACGAGCAAGCTCTTCAGGTGTATAATACTGAACCTCTTTTTGAGGTTCTGCCTTGGTTTCTTCAGTTTTTTCTTCTGTCTCAGGCTTTTCTGCAGAAGCTGTTTCTTTTTTCTCTTCTTCACCAGCAGGTTCTTCTAAGCCCCAATCATCCAAATTGATTTGCAAATTGCCTTCTTCATCTAAAAAGAATTCTGGTTCTTCTTGCGGGGCTTCCTGCTGCTCACCAGCTTCTGCAGTTGCCTGCTCCTTTACCTCCTCTTCTTGAGGAGCTTCACCAGCAGGCTGCTCTCTTAATTCTTCTGCCATTTTTTATCCCTCCTCTCCTTTTTTTATTTTTTCATCCAATTCCTCAACTTCTTTACTAAAGAATATAACATTTTTTGCTTCATTTTCAAGCATTTTCTCGATTTCCTGTAAAACTTCCAATTTTGCTTTTAGATACAACCACTCATCAGGGCTTTTCTTCTGTTGCCACTCCAGAAATATTAGCTTTTTCTCCTCTTCCAGATATTCCTGAAACGCTTTCAGTAAGTCTTTGGCTTTCAAGGAGCGGAAGTATTTCTTCAACGCTTGCTCCCGCAGTTTCTCTATTTCCTGTAGCTGCATTTAACCCCCCTTGCAATAATTTTTGTTGTATTTTTTCTGGATCTGTCAAAAAGTCATCTACATTCTTAAATCCTAAAGCCTCAATAAACTTTTTGGCAATATTATAAATGTTTTTAGGAGTAACAATTCCAACTTGGGCAAGCTGTGGATAAATTTGCATTATCATTTCTAAGTTTTGCAATTGCTGCTCCTTTACTCCTACCCCTACTCCTGCGCTTACTTCTAAATCAAACTCACCCTTTATATCCTCTGGTGATATCTGCAATCTTTCATTTGTAAGCCTGATAACTATATCTTGCGTAATAAACCGCTGATTTAATTCAATTAAAAACCTAAAAAATTCCTTTATGCCTGTTTCAGCAAAAATTCTTGCTATAAGTTCAAGTCTCTGTTGAGCAGCTGCCATAATAAGCCTTACACCCGTGGCAGTCTTATTGAGGCTTTTTGCATCAAGTCCTTGGTTATATCTCGTCACTCCAGTTCTATTCTCTTTAAGCCCTTCAATATATTCGAGAAAATCATAAGTCCAGGAAGCCAAAGGTTGAATAGGAAGTGGTCTTATTGCACCCAGTTGCCTTACTCTTATAAACTCTTTATCCAACACGAGGTCTTGCAAATTAACAGCAGTCTCTAATACTTCAAGCTTCGGGTCATTGTTAAGAGCAATGTTTACTAAAATCTGTCTGATTAATGCGGTTTTTATTGCTTGAATATCAGCTAAAATATCAGAAAAGCTTTTACCCCAGATTTCGTAAGGCTCTAAAATTGGAGCAAGCACAAAGAAAGGTGGACGCCCATAAAGATTTTCTTCTACTCTCAGAATCGTATCATTCACAACAGTCACAATAACAGGCTCAAGCAAACCATCATCATTTATATCATATTTGGTATAGCATTCATAAAGCTTAAAAATTTTTCTTGCTTCGTCTACTTGCGGAGGGGTAAATTGGCTTTGATTTGGTCTAAGAGCAAGATTAAGCTCATCCCAGTTTACATTTTCCTGCTCCTGCCCTTTTCTAATTGCTTCTTCTACTGCATCTTCATCATAAATTCCTTCCTGAGCTTTCTTTCTGAGATAATCAGCTGTAACTAACTTTCTGTGAGCAACAAATGTAGCATCTTTAATATTTGAAGCATCGGGATGATAAATAAATTCATTCGGAGGAATGTTTGTAAAAACAGGCTGGTTCTTTTTAATCTTTTTTAGCTTATAAGTCACAATAGCATAAACATTATTTTCAGTTGGTTCTACTTTAACAACTTCTATATTTTCTGCTTGCTTCATTGCTTCAGCTTCTTCTACCGAAAAAAGCCCTTTCATTTGAAAATCTTCTGTCTCCCTCTCCCACCAGCATTTAATAACACCCAAACCAGATACAAGAGCATCTTTAAACCAACGATAAAAAACCATAAACCCAGAATTCTGAACCTGGATCTGAAAATTTATTAATTCTTGCATTAATTCTGCCTTTCTTTCATCTTCAGCTTGTCTGCCTTTTATAGTAACAACATCTTCTCCACCAAAAAAGATTCTCATTAAACTTGGAAGTGCCCATTCAATCACATCAGCAACATCGGTAGAAACAACAGTAGATCTTTTACCCAATTTAGGAAACTTCTGTGCATAATAGTCTGGATCTGCATTATAAATTTGGTAACGCTCAACAAGCTTAGGTTTTATGTAAGACTCAAAATAACCCTCGGCAGACTCAATATCAATCCTAATTTTTTCCAAAAGTGCTCTTTCCTCTAATTTCATTTTTTAGCTCCTTTTATTTGATTTTTAAAATAAATGCTTAAGTAATAAAGCATTTGTTTCAAAACAAATGTTTAAGTAATAAAGCAATTGTAGTTCCAACTAAACTACCAAGCGTAGCAAAAATACCCATAAGCCAAGCTAACCTTGTTTCAAGCTTCAAAAATTTTTCATCCATTTTCTTCCTCCACTCCTCCAAGATTTTTAATCTCTCATCAAAAGAATTTAGTTTTTCTTTGCACGTAACAAAATTGCAACATGTTTCTTGTTTAAATGCTTCAAGCATATCTTTAACTTTCCTACCATATTCACACCCAACATGGTTTAGATCTGTATTGTTACCCATGTTTCCTCCTTTTAAAAGGCAGTTACAGATGGTATTTCCACATCTTCAACTCTGTAAAAAACTGGCGGAGTGGCAATTTGTTCCATGTAAGCAAGCGCATCAATCAAATCGTCATGCTTGCCCCTCGGAAACATCAATAATTCACTTTCAAGCTCTGTAAGAAAAGGCGCATTAACAGGAAACCAAATCGTCCCTGCTTTGAATCTCGGCTGCAAAGCTTGTATTCTCAGTTCTTTAGCTTTCTGGGCTTTTAAAGGCACAACTTCAAAAAACTGATTTCTTTTAACCATTTCTTTTTCTAAGAAGTGAGCCAAAGCCTGTTGATAAGCAACTTTTTCAATGCCGACTTTTAAAGGCTGATATTTGACAACTGCACGAAAAATAGTTTCTATTGTTTTTGAAGGATCATAACGCCCATAATCAATATCAAGTATAAACCAATGATTTTGAGGACTTACCGCTACAGTAACAATTGCTGTATAATCTGCTGTATAAGCCTCGCTAATGGCTAAATCAACCGTGGTAAAAACTGAGTAATTATTTTCACGCCACTTCAAATCTTTCGGATTGTAATATTTGAAATATTCACGCTTAAAAACTTGGGTCTCAGGTGCTATAGGCTGATTCATATATTCTGCATACCAAAGATGAAGCAAGCCTTGTTTGCGGTACTCTTCCTTTTTAGATTGAATTGCTTCTAAAGAGTATTTTTCAGGCCAGGTTGGGTTATCATTTTCATCTAAAACGCCATACCTTAACGCAACAAATCCCTCAGGTGGCTCATTAAGCAAGTTATTTAAAAGACTATCTTCATGTAAAATGGTCCCGATAATAAAAAATCTTCCCATTAAGCTTAAAGGAAGAACATCAGCAAAGAACCATTCCTTTAATTTTTGCCTCTGCTTTTCTGAAGCAATTTCTTCAAGCTTTTCTATATCGTCAAGAATAACTATATCAGGTCTTTTTTCTTGATAACGCAAACCTCTTAGATTCTGCCCTGCTCCAAAGACTTTAATCAGATGTAACTCGCCCGTAAGCTTATCTTGATATTCTAAAACATCAACTTTGTCAGTAATTACTTCAGCAACTTGGGCTAAAAGCGGATGGCTTTGTATCTCTGCTCTTAAAGTTCTAAATTGCTCTTCTGCTCTATCTTTAGAAGCAGCTATATAAACTAAAAAACGATATTTACCTGTTAAAATGTTCCAGGCTGGAAAAAACAACCACGCATAAGTTGATTTTGCAAACTCACGAGGTAAGGCAATAATAATATTTTTGTCTGTCTCAGTTAAAAGTTTAGCAAGATGATAATGAACTCTTGATGGTGGCAAGCTGCAATAACGAGGGAAAATTAACTTCATGAGATCAACCAAAGACTTTTTAGTTTTCATCTTTGTAATCTTTTTCTTCTTTCTCTTCCTCCTCGCCTAAAAGTGCTTTTCTTATTTCGCACAATAAAGGTTTAACGCTGATATCATAACTGCTTTCAAACTTCTCTGGCAATAAACGACTTAACGCAACCTCGCAAGATTTTACTGCGAGCTCTAAAAGAAATCTTTTTCCCAGTTTGCTTTCTGAAATGTCTTTAATCCAGTTTTCTTTTTCAGCAAGGTCAAAAATTTCTGCAATTGCTTTTTGCTTCTTTCCATAAAGAATAGCTTCTCGCTTCTTTATTTCTTCTAAAACCGCATCAAGAAGTTCTTTTTCGTCAATCTTTGCTTTTTCCCTCATCACTTTTAAATATAGACCAAAATCCAGAAATTACAAGCCTTTTCATTTTCTTTTAAATTTCTCAAAAAATTCCCAAATTTTTAAAATTCCCCCTTCTCTTTCCCCTCAGAATTCCTCTAATCAGAATTTATCACCATTTTTCAGGTAAAATAAAACTTGACAAAAATAAAATTTTGTTTATATTTTATTTGTAGAAAATAAAAAACCAAAAAAAAGGGAGGACAAAATGATTGTAGTAAAAAAAAAGGCAAGAAAGAAAAAAGAATGTTATTTCTGTCTTAAAAAAATTAAAAAAGGAGAGGAATATTATCAAGTCCTCTCCCCTTTTCAAAGAAGTATAGGAATGGAAGCTATATGTTTAAAATGCTATAAAGATAAAAAACACTAAAAAGGAGGTGATATTATGAAATTAAAAGAATTAGAAAAAAACATTTTAGAAAAAATTAACTTAAACTTAAAAAAATTTGAAGCTTTAGATGATGCTATTATTGAAACAATAGAAAACCTTAGTGAAGATTTTTATTTTCTTAATCACTATACCTCATGGCCTGATGGTCGCGGGGGAGATATTCTTTCTGCTCATTTTAAAATTGATAACAAATATTACTGTTGCATGTTTTATGATGAAAACTTAATAAATTTAAAAGAAATTACAAAAGAAATTTATGAAAAAGATAATCCTTTTAATTAAAAGCATAAAAAAGGAGGTGAAAAAATGACAAAAAAAGAAGTAAGAGCTTTAAGAGCTAAAAAATTAAGAAATTTCTTAAAAAAAGAAACAGGTATTAGAATCTCTTTACCTTTATCATTCCAATTCGCAAAAGCCTGGGAAAAAGAAGAACTTCCCACTTTTCTTACTGATAAAAATTTAATTCAAATTTATGACCTTCTTTATAAAGTTCATTTGGACAATCAGGATTATTGGAATTACAGACCAACAAAGCTTATGGAGGAATTAAATAAAGTTTTAAAGGAGGTAGGGTAAATGTTAAAAAAATTCTTAAAAGATTACAAAAAAATGAAAAAATTCTTCATTCATGAAGGAACTGTTCCTACCGTGCGAGAAATAAGAGAAATGGGGGCAGTTCCTCCTCTTTATGTTTTAATTGCAGAAGAGACCTATTCAGATCTTTTCAAATGTATTCCTTTAACAGAACTTGGAATTTTTGTTCCTTATGAGGGTGTGCCGATCTTTAATTTTAAAGACATACCTCTTTCTTTATGTTGCCTTCCATTTTGGATTTATTTATCAAAAGAGATTTTAATAAAGTTTTCTCGCACCATTGCTAAAACAGATGAAAAATCCATTTCCCGATGTTTAGAATTTGTCTCAAAAGCAAAAATTCCTAAAAAAGGAATATTTGCAGAATATATAAATTTTGAAATGGAAAGATTAAGAGATTTAAATACTTATTCGATGCTTAGCTTTATTGAAAAAATACAATAAGGAGGGCAACATGGCAGAAATTTTAGAAAATATTGAAACAATAAAATTTGATCCGAAAGATAAAAAAATCAAAAATTTCATTGATTTTGCATACTTTTCTGGAGGAATTATCGGAGCAGGTGGGCCCTTTGTTAAATGGAAAGAATTTTTGAAATTTCTTTTTAACTCTAATCAAGATATTCCTTATGATAAACATTTGTTTGACTTAATAAGAAAAATTGATGAAGAATTGTGGCAAAAATGGGACTTAGCTTTTAGTTATCACGAAGAAATGCTTATAGGATTAATTTCAAAAGAAGAATTTGAAGAAAAATTAAACAAAATCGAAGAAGAAATTTTTCAAAAATACGGAGACAGATTAATAA